CAGCGACGGCAACCTTGTGATAGGCGGCGGCACTGGACTCACGGTAGGATCGTTTACATTCTTTGGCAACACTATAGCTATAGCAGATCCTGATGAAGACATACTCATAGGCACAGAGTTGGCCACCGGTAATGTGGATTTCCGTAGACCTATACGAGTTCTTAGTAATGTGGCCTTTCCCTATCCCACATTTGAAGTGGATCGCAATGGTATTACTTCAATCAATGTCAATAGTGCTTTACCGGCCAATGTAGCCGCTCTAGACATCAACGGCGCTTCCACTGGCAACAGTTATCCTCGTAACTTCTCAGCCACCCTAGTCCAACTCACAAACTTGGACCGTGAACCTGCTAGAATTAGCATGGATGCGTTTGGCGCCAATGTAGTTACAGGACAAAATGCCTATGGCCTATTGGCAGCTCGTGTAGCTCGCGGTAATGTAGATGCTCCTAGTCAAACACAGGCCAATGATGTAATGATGCGACTGACCAGTCAGGGGTTCAACAATGCAGGTGCGTTCCAAGGCTCCATAGTGCGATACAATCAGGTGGCCACTGGTAACATCACTACCGTATCTGCTGGAACCAGACACAACTTCCAGGCTACACCTGTAGGTACAGTTACTATAAAGAACATTGCTAATATTGATGCTGCGGGTGTTACTTTAACCAGCGTTGCCAACAGCGGCCCTGCCAACACAGGCATAACCTTCCAGGACGGAACTTTTCAAAACACAGCTTATCTTGCTAGCCAAGCAGTCAATAGTGCTACAGCCGCAGCTGGTATCAGCATAGCACCAACTTCAACCAGTGCTACGGGCAATATAACCATAACCAATATTGGTGTAATCACCACGGCAGGTACTGCCAATCAGGTGTTTGTCAACGGGGCCAACAATATTTCAGCCGCCAACGGCGCTGTCACACTGAGTTTACCACAAGATATAGGAACTAACTCCAGTCCCACATTCAACACATTGACAGTGAACAATCTCAACATTCTTGGAAATGTCAGCAATGTGATTCCGTCGGTTATAGGTGGAAAAATTGTGTATGTGGCCAACACAGCTACTCAATTAACCGACATCGACACTTCAGGTCTGGTCACAGGCAATGCTGCCAACGGATTTTATGCTGGAATGCTGTATCAGACCACTGGTCTTTTTGCCAACACCTGGGACTTCAGCATTGGCAACAGCCAAGGCATATATGCGGGCAATGTGTATGGTGAATCAGGTCAGTTTGTAGACCAAGTTCATGTGGGATTTGGTAATGCTACCATAGACTATCCTGCCGCAGGATTACAAGTTGATACCAATATAGATAGCTACACCCAAGTTGTACTTCAAAATCACAATCAGGGAGCCAATGCTTCAGCAGACTTTGTGGCTGTGGCCAACAACGGTGACGACAGCAATCACTATATTGACATGGGTATTAATTCTAATGTTTACAACAATACCGACTACGCTGTAACTAAACCCAATGATGGATATTTGTATGTAAACGGTGGTAATTTAGTTATTGGTACACAAACTGCTAGCAAGGTCATCAACATCTTTACTGGTGGCACTAATAACACGCAAAACTTTATCCGTGGCACAATCAGTGACACTGGACTCAGCATGATAGGTAATGTTACCGCTAATACTCTTGTGGGTAACACAGTATCAGCAACTACAGTCACAGCCACAGGCAATGTTAATGCAGCCAATATCTTGGCTACTATTGTTACAGCCACCAACTTGGTTGGTACTAATATTACTGGCACACTACAAACAGCCGCACAGAACAACATTACTTCAGTAGGCACATTGACCAGTTTAAGTGTAACAGGCACAGTTACTGGAGGCAACATAGCCACAGCAGGCAATGTAAGTGCCGCAGGTAATGTAATAGGTGGCAATTTAGTTACAACCAGCACAGTGATTAACTCTGGAATTATTACAACTGGCACCATTTCAGCCTTTGGTAACATTATTTCTGCGTCTAATGTAACAGGTGCTAACATACGCACAGCAGGCTCAATCACTGCCACTGGCAACATCATTGGTGCTTACGGTGTGTTCTCCAATGGTAACACAGTAATCAACGCTGGAGTATCGACGACAGGCAACATCACTGGCAATTATATACTTGGCAACGGTAGTCAACTAACTGGATTAGTTGCGCCAGTTAATGCCGACTGGACTTCTACAAGTGGACTATCTCAGATATTAAACAAAACAGGTGCTAGTGGACCTACAACTATAGCATTAGGACAAAACGCTGCGGGCAATGTTCAAGGTGCTAATGCTATTGCTATCGGTGTTGGCGCGGCTGGATCGGCCACTACTTCTCAAGGTGTAGATGCCATTGCTATTGGTACCAATGCTGGCGGAGCATTGGCTAAAGCACAAGGTGATGGCACCATTGCTATTGGTAAAAATGCTGGTGGTGCTGGATTTGGCACAGATGGTCAACAAACATGGTCCATTGCTGTTGGTACAGAAGCGGGCACAAGTAATCAGGCCGCTTACTCCGTTGCGTTGGGTGCCTATGCTGGTAGATATAATCAAGGCAGTTATGCCACAGCACTGGGGCAGGCCGCTGGGTTACAAAGTCAAGGTACAGGCGCTATTTCAATTGGCCAAGCAGGCTATGAAAATCAAGGTCAATATGCTGTTGCTATTGGTAGCGGAGCAGGCGACACCAATCAAGGTAATAATGCTATTGCCATTGGTTATCAAGCAGGTACTAATAATCAAACCGCCAACAGTATTATATTAAATGCGTCTGGAAGTGCATTAGACTCAGGTGGAGTTGCTGGTTTGTTTATTAATCCGCTGCGTGATAACTTGGCAAGTAACGCAAATGTGGTATTTTTCAATACCAGCACAAAAGAACTAACATATGCTAACACAATTTCATTAGCAGGTAATATCACTGGCGCCAATTTATTCACAAGCGGTTTCGTCACAGCTACAGGTAATATTTCAGGTGGCAATATTCGCACAGTAGGTTTAGTCAGCGTTGCTGGCAACATCACTGGCGGTAACTTGGCCACAAGTGGAACTGTTAGTGCCACCGGCAACATCACTGGCGGTAACTTGGCCACAAGTGGAACTGTTAGTGCCACCGGCAACATCACTGGCGGTAACTTGGCCATAAGTGGAACTGTTAGTGCCACCGGCAATGTCACAGGTGGCAATATCCGCACAGCTGGACAGGTAAGTGCCACAGGCAATATCACTGGTGGCAATATCCGTACTGCGGGTGTTGTCAGTGCCACTGGTAACATCACTGCCAACTATTTCTTTGGCAATGGTAGCCAACTCACTGGCCTAACCGGCACAGGTATTACCACCATACTGCCCAATGCTCTCAGTAGCACAGTCCATATTGCCGCAAACACAGTGGGCAACACAGCAACCATTATCACAGATGCCACCACGGCCAACACAGCCAATACCATTGTGGTACGGGATGCCAACGGTGCCATCAGCGTCAGCGGCTGGACTGTGGGCGCACGATTAACAGCGGTTGACACCACAGCAACCACCAGTGATTACTGGATTGGTACCACGGTTAAAAATAGAACCATTACCCTGCCCAATGCGGCCAACGGTGCCGTCAACGGTCGTCAATATCAGATTGCTGACACAGTTCACTCGGGCAACCCAAACACCACCATTGCGGCACAGAGTCCGGCCACAGTGACAGGTAATCAACCCAGCCAACAGGGACAAATGATCCTGGCCATTTACATCGGCGGTGTTTGGTATTTGAACTAAAGGAAAAATTATGGAAATTAGAAAAGAACAATTACAACAAATTCTACCAAACAATCCTTACTTGGATCACTGGTGTGAAGCATTAAACAAAATTCTCCCTGACTATGAGATTGACACTCCGCAAAGAGTAGCGGCATTTATAGCACAATGCGCTCATGAGTCTGGTGGATTTACAGCATTACACGAAAACTTAAACTATCGTGCTGTCACACTACGCAAAATATTTCCTAAATATTTCCCTACTGATGCACTAGCGGAACAGTATGCTAGTCAACCTAACAAGCAAGAGTTAATTGCTAACCGCGTATATGCCAATCGCATGGGCAACGGTGACGAAGCAAGTGGTGACGGTTATCGCTATTGTGGTCGTGGTTTAATTCAACTTACAGGCAAGCAAAACTATCAGAACTTTGCCGACAGTATTGAAATTTCAGTTGAAGAAGTTCCAGAATTTCTGGAAACATTTGAAGGAGCTGTTCAATCAGCTTGTTGGTTCTGGGAAGCAAACAATTTAAATCAATGGGCGGATAAAGGTGACATTCTAACATTGACCAAGCGTATTAACGGTGGTACAATCGGACTTGCTGACAGAGAAAAACACTATCATCACGCCTTACACATCTTTGGTGCTTAAATGTGGCAGATTCAATGGCTCCTACAACTAATACCTGATAGTATATTTGTCTGGATTACATACTTGTTGTTTGCCGCAGGCTTAATTTTGTATGTGGCCAGCAAATTGGTTAGTTGGATTCCACTCATGGGCCAATATCGTTTGCCCGCAGAATTAATAGGTGTTGTGGCTCTTGTTATTGCTGCTTATTTTTATGGTGGTGTCAGCTATAGAGAACAAATAGCTGAAATGAAACAACGAGTTAAACTAGCAGAAGAAAAATCACAGCAAGTTAATACTGTGATTGAAACTAAAATAATTGAAAAAATAAAGGTGGTTAAAGAAAATGTATATATCACAAGAGAAATTGTCAAAGAAGTGGCGGGCAAGCAACTGGATAACCAGTGTACTTTGCCTAAGTCTACTATCAGCTTGCACGACGGTGCCAGTCGCAATGAAGTTCCCAGCCGTGCCGCCGCAACTGATGGAACCCCCAGTGGCATTGAAGCCAGTAGGCTCCTCGACCGAGTCATCGAAAACTACAGTGCCTGCTACGAAAACGCAGAAAAATTAAAAGCCTGGCAGGAATGGTACTCAGAACAAAAACGCATACATGACAGCATTGGCCAATAATAATTCAAAAATTTTATCGATTCGTAGACTTATTCTAGTGTTGATCGCAACCACTGCCTTTAGTGGCTGTGCCTTGTGGGATGCCTACATGATGACACCGTATGATGCTAACGAATATCTATTGATTACTGAAATTCGAGCTTCGGCGGCACAATATAAAAAACAATGTGAAAATCCTGTATTAGCACCAGTCAATGCTCAAGCTATTGCCAACAAATCAGACCTCTACGAAAAATATGTAGAACAAATTCCTAGAAATCAAAATGGATTTAAAACAGCCCAAGCACTTAATGAAATAACACAAGGGTTAGCTATGGCATACTCAAAAGGCACAGTTAGTATTACATTCTGTAGATTAAAATACAACAACATTGAACATTCAGCTGAACTCATACAGCGGGTAACAGCAACCAAACCGCGTAAATAAATATATAAAATAATAAAAATAAGGAGACAACAATGAGTTGGACACAATGGCAAGATCAAATATTACACATTATTAATAATCCTGACGATGAAAACACACGCATGGTGGCTGTAGCTACAGGGGCTTATACTGAAGAATTAAAAGCAGGTAATATTAGCCAATCTGAATACACAGAACTGTTATTAGACTTACAGCGTCAAATCACAATTACTGAAAACATATCACAAATTGAAATCAAACAAAGGTTAAATACAGTTATAACTGCCTTGATTACATTGGCAGCAGCAGTATAATAGTAGCATATAATAATAATAATTAAAGGAGCGGGTATGACCACCGAAGAAGTCAAAAGTGAAAGCGCGAAGAAAAACGAAGATTGGATGAACTCAAAATGGCGCCCAGCCATGGGTTGGATGTACATGTTGGTATGTACCACTGACTTTGTGTTGTTTCCAGTATTATGGAGTCTAGTACAAGTAGTAGGCGGTGGCGAAGTTCGTACCCAATGGAGCCCAATTACACTACAAGGCGCAGGCCTGTTCCACATGGCCATGGGTGCTATACTTGGTATTGCTGCTTATGGTCGCACACAAGAAAAGTTAAATGACAAAGCCGGAGTCACAGCACCAGCTCCTAGTTTTGGAGCATCCGCCCCGTCCGCACCCGCACCCAGTTTTGGCAGCACACCGCTAGGTGGTAACTCAGTGAGCACAGCACCAGCATTTACCCCAGCGCCAGCACCATCATTTGGTAGTAAACCAGTAGGCCCAGGCCGTGCTGAACAACCAGAACTATAAAAGGAGAAATATTATGTTAGACACATTATTTTGGATCGCAGTAGGAGCATTTGTGGGTTGGAATTTTCCACAGCCATTTTGGGCAAAGGCAATTCAGGCTAAAATTCAAGCCATGATAACCAAAGGAAAATAAAATGAAAAAATTCTTAATTGCTCTAAACATTGTAATTTGGTCTTTAGTAAGTTATCAAGTAGCACACGCCGAAGCAGTAGTAAAAAAAGTTTGTCGCGAAGACCCTAAAACCAAAAAAGAAGTGTGTAAGAATGTTAAAACACACAAAAAAGTAGAAGGCACTAAGGTTCCAGAAAAGGCACCAGTTCCATCAAAATCGAATAAACAATAATTGTACATATCCGATAAAGATAGTATAATTACTATACTATGAGTGACCATTATCAAACCCTGGGGGTCAAGCGTGATGCTTCCCCTGACGAAATCAAAAAGGCTTATCGTAAGCTAGCTGGACAGCACCACCCAGATCGGGAAGGTGGCGATAAAGCCAAATTCCAATCGGTTCAAACGGCTTACGAAACATTAAGTGATGCTTCTAAACGAGCTCAATACGACAATCCTGTATCCAATCAAAATTTTAATTTTGAATTTCAAGGTGGGCCCGGCGGATTTGATCTTAACAATATCTTTAGTATGTTTGGAGCACAATTCCAATTCCATCAACCAGGATCCCACCCACACCAACAACGCCAGACACATACTCGCATGAGTTTGTGGGTAACATTGCAAGATGTAGCACAAGGCGGAAAACGACCTGTTACTGTTGGTACACAGCAAGGCACAATGACTATTGAAATTGAAATACCATTAGGTATTGAAGATGGAGCTAATATACAATATCCTGGAATTGGTCCTGGCAATACTGATTTAATTGTAAATTTTAGAATACATCAAAATCCAAAATGGCATCGCGATGGGCTAAATTTAACTACTGACCATAGCATTTCGGTTTGGGATTGTTTGGTCGGGGGTGAAACAAAAATTAAAGATATATTAGGAAACGAATATACTCTTTCTATCCCACCAATATCGCAACCAGGTAGTTTGCTTAGATTAAAAGGAAAAGGATTAGCTTCTCGAAATACAGTTCCTGGGGATTTATTGATAAGATTACATACTAAAATGCCCAACAAAATTAGTCCCGAATTAATTGATCTTATTAAAGAAGAGCAAAAGAAGTAACCATATTGGTTGTATTTTAAGTGGAAATACTATATACTAGTATAGTAACAAACAAAGGACATAATGCAAAATAATAAAGAAATCGAACAAATCGTAGCTATTGCTGTTAAAATGGCAAAAGAAAAACAGCACGAGTATGTTTTAACTGAACATGTGTTATTAGCATTAGTCCGCCATGCCCCTTTCCATAAGGTATTAGAAACTTTTGGGTGTGATGTTATTTCCTTAGACGCTGAATTAGAGGCTTATATCAATAGTCTTGTTAGTATTGTTACTAATAAAAAAGATTTTCAACCTAAAAAAACCAATGCTCTCGAGCGGTGTTTTAATCGTGCTATGACACAAGTATTGTTTACTGGCCGTCGTAGTATGAATACTAGTGATTTATATCTAGCCATGATGTCCGAGAATAATTCACACGCACATTATTTTTTATTAAAATATGGTATCAAGAAAAAAGAGTTTATGGAACATTGGCAAACACATTATAAACATGATGATATCACGATTACTAGTTCGCAAGCTAATGAAATCTTAACTGAGTATTGTACAAATTTAACTAAATTGGCTGCCGAAGATAGATTAGAGCCAATGATTGGCCGTAGTGAAGAACTAAGCGAAATTATTACAGTTTTGGCCCGAAAATTTAAAGCCAATGTACTAATGGTTGGCGACCCGGGTGTAGGCAAGACAGCTATTGCTGAAGGTCTTGCTCAAGAGATTATGCTTAATCGTGTTCCACAATTTTTAATGGGACACGAAGTGTGGTCTTTAGAAATTGGTAGCTTATTAGCCGGTTCAAAATATCGCGGTGAGTTCGAAGAAAAATTTAAACAAGTTATCGGAGCATTGGAGATTAAGGGAAATTGTGTACTATTCATAGACGAAGCACATACTATGAAAGGTGCTGGCGCTAGTACTCAGAGTACATTAGATTTTGCTAACATGTTAAAACCCGCTATTACCAAAGGCAAACTTAAAGTAGTGGCCAGTACGACATGGGAAGAATTCTACGAATCGTTTGAAAAGGATCGTGCGTTAATGCGTCGATTCCATCGCGTGGGCATTGACGAGCCAACTCCAGAAATTACAGAACAAATTCTAATTGGGCTGAGTCCTCGTTTAGAACAGTTTCATAATGTATTGATTGACACAGATGCTATTAAATCTGCGGTAGAATTAAGTGGTCGTTATATACATGACCGCAAAAATCCAGATAAAAGTATTGATTTGTTAGACGGTGCTTGTGCCAAAGAAAGAGTCAAAGATCTTGGCAATGTGACTATTAATAAAGAAATGATCATGTCCCAGTTAAGCCGTATTACTGAAGTGCCTATGGATAGATTGCAAAACGAACGTAGTGCTAATATTATGGAAATAGAAAGTAATATTAAACAAAAACTATATGGACAGGATCAAGCAGTTGATTTAGTACTTGACCGAATTTATATTAACTTTTCCGGTATAGGCAATGATAATCGTCCTATTGCTAGTTTCTTATTTCTTGGCCCAACAGGCACAGGCAAGACTGAACTTGCTAAATTGTTAGCAGAAGGACTTGACATGCAGTTGTTAAAGTATGACATGTCCGAGTACCAAGAAAAGCATACTGTGAGTAGTTTAATTGGAGCACCTCCCGGGTATGTAGGATTTGAGGATGGTAATGTAGGCGGCGGTAAACTTATTAGTGATGTAAGTAAAAATCCATATTCTATCTTATTGTTTGACGAAATTGAAAAGGCACACCCTGATGTTATTAACATTATGTTACAAATGTTAGACGAAGCTAGAATTACCAGTGCTAATGGAAAGTCAGTTAATCTGAAAAATACTATCATTATCATGACTAGCAACTTAGGCGCTCGTGATAATGAAAATAATAATATTGGGTTTGGGCAATCGTTAGAAAAGACTGGTTCCGAGGATAAAGCAATGAAAGATTTTTTTAAACCTGAATTGCGTAATCGCATCGATCAAGTATGTAAATTTAAGAAATTAGATACTCTTGCTATCAAGAAAGTTGTGCTTAAATTTGTTGATCAATTACAAGTTAGTCTTAGTAATAAAAATATCAAACTTAACTTGGCCGAATCAGTTATCGATATGTTAGCTGAAAAAGGATACGATCCTAAGATGGGTGCTCGTCCATTAAATCGTAAGATCGATGAACTAATCCGTGTTCCATTGAGTAAAAAGATTTTATTTGAAAGATTATCTGATTGTACTATTAATGCTATTATGATTGATGATAAGATTGATTTCACTATCATACAACCAGCTCCTATGGCTTTGGTTAATGATTCTGGTATTATTGTGCTCGATGGCGAATCCCCTACAGTTTAAACCTGTCCCTAAAGATAGCTACTTTTACGGCAAATATAGATATTGTATAACGTTCACTTTGGATGAAGTAAACGCATTAAAATCGCTCGATCATCAATATATCGATGCTATAATACAAAGAAGAATATTATGGCGTGAAGTTGCTCAACAAAGATGGACTAACGGCGTACAAAATGCTAAACATACTATTTTATCTAAACGATATAAGGATATTACAGATAAAACTTTAGAAGATTTACATAATTTTGCCGACTTATTAATTTCAACTTCTACAGAATTTAAATTAGTAACTTCAGTTAATCAAGGGTGGATATATACAAACGTTGTTAGTTTTATTAAAAAAATAAAAAGTTTAAATTATCTCAAAAATAAAGATTATACAGAAGCTATAGTGTCTAGACCTAAAGGCACTATTAAATTACAAGATCCTAAGCATACACATAGAAGTTACTTAAAAAGTATTAAATTAACGGGTCAACAAAAACAAAATCTTATAAATTTTTTTGCTAATCAATTGGATCATGTAAGAGTTGCGCCGGCATTTAATAAGTTCTTAATAGAAAGCCCTTACTTACGTACTCAAGACTATTTTTTCATAGATCATGTTGGGGAAAGCTGGCTAGTTATGTTAAATTTGATCTATCCAGGGATAATTAGAAAGACCATGGAAATTGTACCATCATAAATAATATACTATGACAACTTTTACTAACGAATCCTTATTGCCAACTACAGTCTATGGAACCCCATCGGGCAACTACGACGGCATTAGTTCAGCATTTATAGGTAACGCTATACCAGCCGCAAATTACTATGGCGGTCAAGGATCAGCCCAAACTGCGATAATTGAAACTACTGGATTTATAGGAGTTCTTACTATAGAAGCTAGTTTAAACGACTGGACTCAACAAGCTGAATGGTTTGCTGTTGAAACCTATGGTAATGTAAGTACTCCAACAACCGGCACTCAGGCTATTAATATGCTTGGCAATTTCGTATGGCTTCGTGCCCGAGTAACAGATTTTACTGCCGGCACAATAAATTCAGGAAATGTAATATTCTAATATAGCTATTTTTAACTAAATATTAGAATGCGTACAGTAGTAATCTATCCCGGAAGATTCCAGCCAGGTCACAAAGGCCATAAGTCTAGTTACGATTATCTTACCAAGCAATTTGGTGACCAAAATGTGTATGTAGCTACATCTGATGTAACTGCTCCGGTAACTAATCCTTTTAGTTTTGCTGATAAAGTTGAAATGCTTACTAAGTTAGGTATTCCATCTGGTCGTATTGTTCAAGTTCGTAATCCGTATCAAGCTCAAGAAATTACCAAAGATATTCCTGATCCAGAAAATACAGCTCTTGTATTTGCGGTATCTGAAAAAGACATGGGCGAAACCCCGCGTTTTAAATTTGGTATTAAAAAGAACGGCGAACCAAGTTACATGCAACCTTATCCTGAAAACGGTAAGCTACAACCGTTGACCAAACACGCTTATGTTATGGTTACTCCAACTACTACATTTAAAATTAAAGGTAAAGATGCTAGTTCTGCCACTACAATACGCAAAATGTACACAGATGGTAATGAACATGATCGTAAACAAATTTTACATGATTTATACGGGGTAGATGATTCTGCTTTACATCAGTTATTTGATAAAAAACTAGGCGTAGCTAAAAAAGCCCGCGATATAATTATTCAAGAACCTGCTATAGACGGTGATGTAATTGACCAACCTAAACCAGTAATTCGTAACGAATCTAAACAACACAAAGCAAAAATCGCAAAATTGCTTGAGTCAACTATTCTGGCAGAACGCATTGCGGCACATTGTTACAGAAGTTTTGAAGAAGATTTAATCCCTAATTATATAGACGAAAAATCAGGCAGAAAATTTTACTAGGTCTTCCTACTAGTGTAAATATGTTACACTTTACAAGAGGAAACCATGGCAACACAACAACCAGAAGCTGTAGTACCAACAACAGAAACCCCAGCACCAGCTGCTGGGCAAGTTCAAGTTAATATTGATTATTTAAAAACTACCCGGGTACACATCTGTATGCCATGTTATGGAGGTATGCTTACAGAATCAACATTTATGTCTTATATTAAATGGGCTAATACTGCTCGTCAATTAGGCATTGACTGGACTATGGAAACAATGACTAACGAATCATTGATTAGTCGTGCTCGTAACACACTTACAGCTAAATTCCTATCTAACCCAGATTCAACACACTTAATGTTTATTGATGCTGATATTGGTTGGGAACCATGGCATTTGTTAGTAATGTTGAACCGTGATGTGGATGTTATCGGCGGCTTATATCCAATGAAATCACTTCCAGTTAAATGGTGCGTAAACGGGTTTGACGGCGCAGAAGAAGGCCCAGATGGTTTACAGGAAGTTACTAAAACAGGAACAGGTTTCTTGTTAATGAAGCGTCATATTTTTGAAAAACTCAATGCTCATCCAGCAGTTAAGCCGTTTAATTCTGATATTGGTTTACCCCCAGAGTTAAATGTTTATATGAAAACTTACTTTGACACAGCCGTTCGCGAAAACCGTTATTACTCAGAGGACTGGACATTCTGTGAAAATTGGCGTGACCTAGGTGGTAGAATTTGGGTTGATAAACGAGTATTATTAAAGCACACAGGCACTTATGTATTTGATTATGCCGCACAAGATCAACTTTACAAAGATTTACATCAGTTGGCTATTAGTAATCAACAGCCAGCACAAACAATAGCACAAGCAACTAATGGCCCGGTAGCCGCACCAGAAGCTCCTAAAGCTACTGTAGTTGCTTCAAGCAAAGGTAAGAAAAAGAAATAAACTAGGTAGTTTATAAACGGGCAAAGCCGTCATAGTTAACTCTATGGCGGTTTTGTTTTTCCGCTAAATATAAGTACGATGAATATTGAACAACTAGAATCCTTTACCCTAGCAGATGCTATAAAATTTCATGATAACCTTAACCCGTTAATATGGGATAAAAGTGAACATTTACATCCTGAAATTAGAGATCAACTGTTAGAAATAGCTGCAGATTTTAGCGACTTTCTTGGTGTTGATAATTTAAATTTAAAAGACATAACAATTTCGGGTAGTAATGCTGCTTTTTCATATACTCCACATTCTGACATAGATTTACATTTAATTGTAGACTTGGGCGACGAAGCACACAAAGACATATATCGTGAGTTGTTTGATGCTAAAAAGTTTATCTATAACAACGAACATAAAATTACTATTAAGGGTATTCCAGTTGAGTTGTATGTACAAGATGCCAACGAAGAACATCATAGTCAGGGAATTTACAGTATAATGAATAACGACTGGATTCAAATTCCTCGCCGTAAACAATCAGATATCGATGATGTTAGCGTTCGTAGCAAATATAAAGATTTAAGCAAGCGTATTAAAGAAGCTATCAAATCTAAATCATTAGAACAAATGACTACGGTAATGGACAAAATAAAAGAAATGCGCGGAGCAGGACTTGCTAGCCATGGCGAGTTCGGGCCAGAAAATTTAGCATTTAAATTGTTACGCAACAAAGGCGATTTAAAGAAACTACACAATGCTCGCAAACAAGCAAAGAGTGTTGAACTTAGTTTAAAAGAACGCCAGCCACAACAATCAGTCAAATATGGGTTTGGCCCTGATTATATTGAAGAAGTTGGCATTACCCCAGATGGTACTAACCCTACTACTTCCGAATTTACTAACGAAGAACAATTAGACGAAGTAGGCGTTTCGCCAGACGGAACTAATCCTACTACTTCTATGTTTGCTAACGAATCTGACAATGATAAAACTACAATTCAAGACTTTATTAATTTTTGTATCAATGAATTGGAATTACAAAAAGAAATCAATTTAAGATTGCGCCGTGATCCGCAATGGTCTGCTCGTAACAAAACATTCGGGCGATACAACAGCACCACTAATGAATTAGAAATAGGATTAAACGGCCGTCATATTATGGATGTGCTTAGAACAATAGCACACGAACTGGTACATCAAAAACAAAATGAAATAGCTCCCGTACCAGATGATGCTGGCGAAGATGGTAGCCCTTACGAAAATGAAGCTAATGCTCAAGCGGGTGTATTAATGCGTAAGTACGGGTCATCCCATCCTGAATTGTTTATGGCTACAGAATTAAATGAAGCTTCGGGGTATATCCCTACAGCCGCACAAGCTCATGATCCACGATTTGAAATGGCACTTACTGTAGACATACGACCAGGAGCTATTGGTAAAAATGCTAACAAACTATTATTAAATACAGATAGTCAAGGCCATCCGCAAGAGCTACGCCCAGATGGTGTTGTAAAAAGAATGATGGAAGAATTAGAATTGTTTAAAGGAAATTATTAATGAAAGCTCATGAATTTATATTTGAATCTGCTCAAACAACTTTAGGTGGATTCAAAGTTACACCATTACATATTGAAGATCAAGATGTAGACGAAGCTATTGGTTTGAATGCTCCGCATCGCCGCATGAGTCGTGATGAATTACAAGGATATGCTAATCGTATCAAAACTGGTACTAAAACTAAAAAAGATAGATTTGCTCCTATTATACATGGCAGTAACATCAAGGCAATTACCAAAGACGACAACGGCACCGAATGGGATTTAGATGATTTAGCTCGTCAAATTACTACCCGTCCTCGTTCATTGTTAGGTACTAATGCTAAGATGAGCAAGAGTGCTACTGAAGGCGAAATTGTTTATGATTTAACATTGCCAGCACTAAGTGGTATTGTAGTTGATGAAGAAAACGGTGACTTTGTAGAAATTACTACTTGTCCAGGTGCTGGCGGTTGCCAATTATTTTGCTATGCTCGTAAAGGCGGCTATGTAATGTTTCCAGCTAGTTCGATGTCGGCCGCACAAGCATTGAATTTTTTAGTGAATAATCCTCCTGAATATATGGCCATGGTCAATAAAGAGATACAAGGCCTTAAGGGCAAAGCCGACAAGCATGGAATAAGACTAGTAGTACGCTGGCATGATGCTGGCGATTTTTTTAGTAAGGAATATTTAGATTTAGCATTTAGTGTTGCTCGTACTAATCCAGATGTAAAATTTTATGCTTATACAAAAATAGCCGATGTTGCTACTGCTAACAAACCTAATAATTTTATTGTTAATTTTAGTTCTGGCAGTAAACGAGGCGAAGAAAAGAAAGTGGAATTACATAAAGCCCAAGGTAACGCAGTTAAGGATGCTGTAACATTACCTAAAGATATGTTCCGTACATTGTTTGTAACTGATCCTAAAGGCAAATATGTTAAAGATGCTAAAGGTCGTACACAAGTTAAAAGCCCAGAAGCATGGGAAGAATTTAAAAAGACATTAGCCGTCAAGTACAAAATTGACCCAAATTCGATTATCACATATGACCAGTTATTAACAATTCCAGAAGGCCCGCAACCTAAGTGGAATGTAGTTATATTCCCAGCAGGACACGGAGATCGTGCCGCTAACAGATTAGATGTAATTAACAGTTTCTTAATGTTCCACTAAAATGATTCTAAACGACTTTACTGTTCACAAAACAAAATTTAGTAACGAACAGCTAGATGCTGTTCTTGCTGAACTTTGCGGTATTGTCATTGAAGGCCAACAAGATAATCCGGACTTTAACGGCATGGTAGCTGCCGCTGTGATTGATCCTAAAGGTAGATTAGTCACAGGACTAAACTATTTGTATGGAAACTATCGCATACACGCAGAACGTGCGGCTATAGACAAATACGAAGAAGAGTACAGCGAGTTACCTAAAGGTAGTATTATCGTTACTACACTAAGTCCTTGCTCAGATAAAATGGACAGTCGTTACGAAGAATCCTGTACAGATTTATTAAATAGTCGTAATGTTAAACTAGTATATTGCGGCTATAACGATCCTACACAGAAAAATATACAAGACAAATTTGTTACTATTATTACAGAAAATAATAAAATTAAAGAACTTTGCAAAAAGTTTGCTGATACTTTTTTAGACAAGTTAAGCGAAAACTTTGCCGATGGTAAAGGTCCAGGTCGTCCAGGAGATAGTCGACGCCACGGAATACCTAAAGGTGCCACAATGGCTGAATTAGAAAAAGCTAGCCACGCAAATGGTCGAAAAGGCCAGCTAGCTCGCTGGCAACTAAATATGCGTAGAGGAAAGAAAAAATGAAAGCTAACGAATTTTTAACAGAAAAATGGAGTCAAAAATACAAGAAAAGTATAAACTGTAGCCATCCTAAAGGTTTCAGCCAAAAGGCTCATTGTGCCGGTAAGAAAAAGCACAATGAAAGTATTGAGATGGAAATGACCTGTCCTGATTGTGGTATGTGTCAGACTCACGGTAATCTTAACGAGATTAAAAAAGGCCAAAAGGATAGCAATGGCTATACTAAGTGCTGGCCTGGTAAACACGCCGAAGGAACTAAAAAAGGTAAAAATGGCGGGTTAGTGCGTAACTGTGTACCTAACGAAAGCGAAGAATTAGACGAAGAGTTTGATTTAATAGAATATATTATTAATAATCTTGCTAATCGTAATCAAGTAGATCCAGAAATAATTTGGGAAGATTTAGAATCACTTACCGATGACGAATTATATGTGTTTGCGGCTACAATGCCAATTATGGAAGATTGGCAAAAAGTTAACAAAAAAGATAAAACAGATGGCATGAGTAAAAAAGCTGTAAATGCTTATCGTCGTGAACATCCTGGATCAAAGTTAAAAACTGCCGTGACTACTAAACCTAGCAAATTGAAGAAAGGTAGTAAAGCTTCAAAGCGTCGCAAAAGTTATTGCTCACGCAGTAAGGGTCAAATGAAAATGCACAGTATCAGTTGTGCCAAGACTCCAGACAAAGCTATTTGTAAAGCACGACGCCGTTGGAACTGTGAATGAAAATCAAAGAATTACTAGTTGAGAATAAACAAGTTACTGCTAACCAGGTACTTGATTATATCAATAAAACACATCATGAACCTATGACTCCAAAGTTGGTCGCGGCTGTTCAAGCATACCCACGATGGGAGTTGAAACAAATGCCATTGCTGAATCTCAACATACCTGACGAGGAATATGATGATGTGGAACAAGAGCCTGAAAGTGATCCCTACGGTCGTATTATGGCAGTTGATGCTGGGCATGCTGGCGAAGTAAGTCAACATATTATCGATAAACGACCTATTGTAATTGATGCTGACAAATATATTATAGACGGAAATCACCGAGCCTGGGCCGCCCAAAATTTGCTGAATCGTGATTATATTCAAGCCTGGGTACCTGTAGCACAAATAAATGAACTTAATTATCCTGATGAACTCAGTGTAAGTGATGCCTTGCAACAACACTTTATTAAGCGTGGATATCAAATTGCTGGCGAAGGGCGCGATCAAATAGCATTTGAAAGTCCACGCGGCACTATAGTTAAAGTATTAGGCATTGGCGAGCGCGAACGCGAAGACATTGTTAAAATGTATGTAAAATTCTTTTTAAAACATCAAAACAATCCTTACTATCCAAAGATATATAACACTGGCGAGTTTACAGTTGACAACGAAACTTATTTTGTCTATGAAATGGAATATCTAAATTACGTAGCCGACAAGGAAGAGGTACTAGATTATATTGAAGATTTAATGTCGGCAGCGGCACGCGGCCCAGAAGCAGTTAACGCATATCAACAAAATCGACCATTGCCCAAGTCTTTGCCTGAAAATGAAATTAAAGGTTTACTTCAAGCCACCTATAAACTTGAAGCCTCAATTGGAGGTCAGGCACCTTTGGATTTAAGTATGATTGAAAATTTGCGTCGTCGAAACAATGGTCACCTTGTTATTATGGATCCTTATAGTTTATGAGATTTTACGAAATAGCAAGAATTCCTGTTGGCGACTATGGCGACGCTGAAACAATAACGCCACAAAAAGAACCTAAAGGATCTAAACTTTTACCAGGCGGCAGTAACTATAAGTATCATGTAAATCGTAAAAGTAGTAATCTTCTTGAAATTACTTTATATGACCAAGGTAAAATTATTGCTGAATTAGATTTAACTGAATTAGGAGCTCCTATTCCACTTTGGCAAGTTAGCAATGTTGCCGCTATTCCAGAATATCAAGGAAAAGGCCTAGGGATGACTTTGTACGGAATAGCTTTAAGTATCTTAAAATTAACTTTAGTAGCAGGCGAAACACAAACTATGCATGGAGCTCGACAATGGCTTAAACTTAGTCAAATACCTGGAGTAGAAGTTATGGGCATGAAAACTGCTCCTAAACAAAATTTTAAACCTGGCCCAGATAATATTGTATTATGGTCAAGTCCTGAATATTACACATACACTTTTCCTGTAACACAAGGATCTAAGTCAATGAAATCAGCGCAGCGTGGGGCAGGAATATATAATTCAAGTAGTGCTACCATGCTTGCTAAATGGACAGGCAAAACAGTAAACGAATCGGCTACTATCGAAAAGCGTGTTGATCCTCCTCGCGGTCGTACTGGAGAATATGTTGAATGGATAGTAAAAAACGATGAAAAAGTTGTTCAAATTTGTAAAACTCGAAAAGAAGCTCAACGCTGGGCAGATATCTATAATTTACCGCAATCTGAAGTTTGGAAAAAATATCCCGAATTACACCCAAAATAAAAATCCGCTAAATACTGTAATGCGATTATATGAAATAGTTGGGTTACAAGAGACTACTACTAGCGGAAGTATTGCCACAGTAGCCATGCCCTTGGGCCCTGTACAACGTAGAATACCACCAGATAGTCTATTTTTAGGTAAATATACTACCGACTCAAATCCGACGCCAAATACGCCGGATTGGATGAAAAAATTTAAACGGAAGAAATAATGTTAGCTGATTTATTAAAAACTTACTTAGCATCAACATTTGCTTATTATCTAAAAGCACATTATTTTCACTGGAATGTGGAAGGTCCAGATTTTGGCGAACTACATGCTTTTTTCTTGGAGATTTATCAAGATTCCTTTGAAGCTGTCGATACAATCGCTGAACAAATCCGTACAACAGAAGAATACGCACCTGGAAGTTTAACACGCTTCCATGAATTAACACAAATACCAGACCAAACAAAGGTTCCCCGTGCCCGATTAATGTTAGAAGAATTACTTAAAGATACGCAAACAATGAAAGACTTGAGTAAACAAGTTTTTGATGTTTCGACCCAAGAAGGTCGTGATGATATCGCAAATTTTGCAGCAGACAGACTTGCCCAGCATGGCAAGTATATGTGGCAGATAAAAAGTTATTTGAAAGACGTAAGAGCATAATGGATCATGAGTTTTTAAGCATAGTAGAAAAGTTAGCTATCCTCGAAGGGCGCATTGCTCCAAAGGAAAGTAAACCACTTGCCGAAACTTCAACGAAGCAGAAAAAACCAGCACTCTTTAACAACCTTAAAAAAGATGAGTCCGCTATTCCTATGGTTGGCGGAGTCGAATTTGCCGAAGATAAAGTTGAAGAAGATGTGTTGGATAAGGTCAAAGCTTCGTTGGTTGACTATTTAAAATATGCTGAGAAAAATTTAAAACGCGACACTGATCTTATGGCTAAGAAAAAACAAGATCTAGATTTAAAGAAAAAAGAATTAACAGATTTAACATTACAAGCTAAAAATGTAAAAGAAGCTATTCCAATGACATTAGAAGATCATCAAAAACTTGAAGTTGGTGATCGTATTATGGTTACAGGGCCTAATCATTATCAAGGCGAGTTTGGCACTATAGTTGATTTTGGTCGCGGCAGTGATTTTATTATTGTAGATATTGACGGTGAAGTAGTTAGTATGCACGCTTCCGATGTTGAATATCACGACGATCAAGAAGATGTTGAGGATTGGGAAGATGATTATGAGGATGAAGATTTGCCTAGCGATCGTGCTTACAATCGAGGCGAAAGCCCTTATGATAAATTAGATCCTCAAATAGAAGAAGATCCAAATCAAACTCCAGCTGGTGGCGAAGGTAAATCTACATTATCAAATCCTACATACGCAGAAAGCAAAACAGCTCCAGTTAAAACAATGAATTTAGAGTTAGATGAAGACGGCGGTAGTGTATTAGTTGAAATCCACGGCGACGAACGCGATGGATTTTGCATTAAAAGAGCTGGTAAAGAATTACCAACACGCTTTAAGAGTTTAGCAGAATGTGAAATAGCATTGGAGATGTACATGGCCCGTGCTAAAGCTAAACATGCTGCCAAACAGTCCGCTGATTATATAGAAGAAAAATAATATGAATTTATTTGATTTGTTTGAAGGAGCTATCGACGACCTTGAAGCTCGTCGTATTGAAGATTTAGAAGCAAAAATGGACGATTTAACAGCTCGGGCTAAAGCAACTAATGATCCAAAAGTTAAAGAAGCATTGCGTCATGAATTTGCTAAACATAAAGCTGAGCGCGATAGTTATTACAAATTAAATGTAGAAGAAGAAGTTGACACAAATTATACCTACACAGTTTTTATCGATGGCACTAAAGAAGGTACTTATGATAGTAAAGAAGAAGCTAAAGCTGTAGTTAAGCGTAAAAAAGAACAGGCCCCTGGCAGAGAATATACTATTCGACCAAAGAGTCGTACTAGTATGTCTAGTATTAAAAAATTTCAACGCGATAGAAATCGTTATGTCGACGAACACGGAGGCAGGGGAGTTACTCCCCGGCAGTGGCACTCTTATGTAAAAGCACATCGTACCAAAGAAGATAAACAAGATGATTTAATTAAAGGAGAAGGATTTGTATCTGATATTCCACTTAATAAACCTCCAATCGATCCAGCTGCCAAATGGAAAATTGCTGTAAGACAACTAATTGCAGATTATATTAAAAATCCACGAGGTTTATATAATATAGCTAAACTGCGTGGCCCAAATAGCCCCGAAGCATTTGCGTATAATCAAATTATGCGTCCTACTGGTAAAATTGAACTACCATCAAAAAAGGCTACTGTAGAAGCTAGTGAAGATTTAGCAGAAGTTGATAGAAACACCGAAGCTACCATACGAACATTAATGGCTCCTGGTTATAGCGAAGGCGATACTCCTGGTAAATTAAGTGGCGGAGCATTATTCTATATGATAAGCAAAAAAGCTCCTACAATGGATAAACTATTAACCCGTTTCAATCATGATTTAAATGCTCTTTTACGATCTTCATCGCCACAAGAATTAAAACAAGCGGCTGATGAATTATCTGCAATGTTAATAGCAGAAGGTTTAGTTGCTAGAGGACCAAGCACACCAGTAGACGACAAAGCAGTTCGTAAATTAGTATGGGATACATTAAAAATTAATGCTGATACTGGCGAACAAGCAGTACAGCGAGCTCTTGCTTATTTGGCAAAAAAACCACAAAGTCGTATGGTTCAGGATTTACAAAACAAGCTACAAAGTTTAGATGACCTTTTAGGACAAGGTATGTCTGAAGCATCTATGAACTGGGCCGCACATAAGTCAACAGGTCCAAAATTTAGTGGTTATTTAAAAGGCACCGATCCTGCTCCTACTGAATTTGATAACAAAAGTGTTGGTGGGATGGAAGAAGGTGTAGACGGCAATATGACTGTTCGTTCTAATCCATTATCACAGCCTTTAAGAAAACGCAATTATGTTGCTAAGAATGCTCAAAGTTCTGGGGCTGGTAAACACAATAATAACTTAAAAGCGGCAGCCGCTCGCGGCCAAGTTAAACATAAAGGTAAAGCATTTGAATTAGATGAAATGACCGACGACGAAGTTGCTAAGATACGCAAGGACGCAGAAGCACTTACTACTAAACAAATGACCGCTCCTAAAAAAGTTGAGCCAAAGAAATCATTTATGCAAAAGGTTGGTGACAAGCAAATTGGTATGGTAAAAGGTGCTTGGAAAGGGTTAACTGGGCAACTTGAAGAATCCGATAACTTTTTGTCATGGGCAGTTCGCAATGGATACAACTTTGCCAAAGATCCAGCTATCTATGAATCGGCTAGGACAAAATATAAAGCTCTAGTTGAATCTAAAAAAAAGACATTAAAAAATACTAATCCTTGTTGGACAGGGTATAAACCAGTTGGCACAAAAGAAAAGAATGGTAAGACTGTTCCTAACTGTGTTCCTGCAAATGAAGATTCTGGTCCTATTGCGCCACATGAAACATATTACGGTGCTATGGATGAAGCTAAAGGGTTAGGTAAAAGAGTTAGAGTAGTTAGTGGACCAGCAGCCGGACAAACCGGCACTATTGGCGAAATCCGCAACGGCGCATTTAAAGATGCTCCAAAATATTATACAGTAGATTTAGATAATGGCAGTCATGTACAGGTCCGCAAAGAAGCATTAAGATTAATAAAAAATGAGTTGGACGAAAGCCTTAGACCCGGTGAATATTATGTTTGGACTGTTTATTTTGATGACGGATCACACAAGCGTATTAAAGTTAACTCCGACGAATTTGATCCTTATGCATACTATGCTAAGAAAAATCAAGTAGTAGTTAATGTAGATTATGATTGGTCAATACAACAATAATGAATTATCCAGTTTATCCACAACAACAAGGTGAGGAGGATTATAAAATTAATCCTTATGCTCCAGTATGAAATTTCTTATTCTTAATGGTTCGTTAACTCCGCCCCAGGAATCAAATACTCAAAAAGTTATTGATCAAGTTGTTGCTGAGTTTAATAAAAATAAAGTTGAAGTACAAGAAATTATTCTTAGGAACTTAAATTTTGAACCTGGAGTCGATAGGGTTCGCCGTGATGGCACAGCGGATGACATGACTTGGGTATTAAAAGAAATATTAAAATATGACGGCATTATATTTGCTACACCAATTTGGTGGGGTACTTACAGTAGTTATATCCAGGCACTAATGGAACGAATGGGATACATCGACGACTGGGGTATAAAAAATAATTTTAATCCGCATTACGGAAAAACATTTGGTATTATTGTTTCAGGTTCAGACGACGGATGGCAACAAACTGCTGCGAAATCGTTTGGATTTGCAAGTTATTTAGGATTTACTGTTCCGCCAGATGCGTTTGTTAGTGCTGTAGACGAAGGTAAAGAAATTAAAAGTAGAAAAGACCCAGAAGAAGTAATAAAAATATTTGTCCGTAATCAAATATTTTGGGCACGAGCAATGATAAAAACAAAAGTTGGGTTAGTAAGTCAATCTGTGGGCGATGACCGCCGCACTGGATATACTTCGGCGCCTAGCTTTAGGAAAGAATAGCCTTAGGACCGGTACTAGTTACCGTAGGCTGGGAGGCTCCTGCCCTAAGTAATCCGAATCGCTACCGGAACCTTAAAAGTGGCACTTTACCAAAATAGCATTGACTTATTCCAAACCATCCTGTATACTTGTAACATTATAACAGGAGAATTAAATGTCAGATCGTGTATTCACAGCAGACCAAACTAAAAAACTTGAACAGATTATTAACGAAGGTATGCAAGTTACAATGGAAATTGAAACGCTTACCGGCGGGCTTAACGATACTATTAAAGCTGTAGCCGAAGAGTTAGAAATTAAACCTGGCATTCTTAAAAAAGCAATTAAATTAGCACACAAGTCTGAATTTGGTCGCGAGCAACAAGATCACGAATTGCTTGAGCAAATTTTGACTCAAGTAGGTCGAACACTATAAATATCATAGTTAGTAGTAAGAGTCGTTCACTTAACGAACATGAAACAAGGCTTACCGGCCATAAACGGAGATTGATTTGAGTTATGTAGATGCATTATATGATCGTGAACATGATCGAATTCATATAGTAGAAAGAATTAACGGCGAGAGAGTTTATAAAGAATATCCTGCCGAGTATATCTTTTATTACAATGATCCAAGAGGCAAATTTACATCAATTTACGGCACGCCGGTAGCTCGTTTCTCCACTCGCAATAGCAAAGAGTTTCGCAAGGAAGTAGCCATTCAAAAAGGCAAACAACTTTACGAATCGGATATCAATCCAATTTTTCGTTGTCTAGAAGAAAATTATAAAAATAAAGATGCTCCAGAACTTCATGCGGCATTCTTTGACATCGAAGTAGACTTTCACAAGGAGAAAGGTTTTTCTCCTACGACCGATCCGTTTAATGCTATTACTGCTATTTCTGTTTACTTACAGTGGATGGAACAATTAGTTACTCTAGTTATTCCACCTAAACATATGAGTACAGCAACTGCCAAAGATATTGCTAAAGACTTTGAAAATTGTATTGTGTTTGATACAGAAGAAGATATGTGTAAAACATTCTTAGACTTAATTGAAGACGCAGACGTTATTTCTGGTTGGAACTCGGAAGGCTATGATATACCTTACACAATAAATCGTATTAAGCGAATACTATCAAAAGATGATACACGCAGATTTTGCTTGTGGGGACAATTCCCTAAAGAACGCGAATTTGAACGTTACGGCGCTACTAGCACAACATATGATATAGTAGGTCGTGTACACATGGACTATATGCAACTATATCGTAAGTACACTTATGAAGAGCGTCACAGCTATTCATTAGATGCTATTGCCGAATATGAACTTGGCGAAAGTAAAACTCAATACGAAGGTACCTTAGATCAGTTATATAACCAAGACTTTAAACAGTTTATTACATATAACAGACAAGATACATTATTGTTAGACAAATTAGATAAGAAATTACGATTCTTAGATTTAGCTAACGAATTAGCTCATGCTAATACTGTATTGTTAGCAACTACAATGGGTGCTGTGGCTGTAACTGAGCAAGCTATTATTAACGAAGCACACGAGCGTGGACTTGTTGTACCTAACCGCAAACAAAGATTAACAGACGATGATACTGCGGCAGCTGGGGCATATGTAGCATATCCTAAGAAAGGTATACACGAATGGGTTGGTGCTGTTGACATTAATTCACTGTATCCTTCGGCAATTCGCGCTTTGAATATGGGAATGGAAACAGTTGTAGGTCAACTTCGCCCTATTATGACTGACCGTTATATAAACGATATTGTAAACAAAGGTAAAACTTTTGCTGCGGCATGGGAAGGTATGTTTGCTACATTAGAGTATACTGCTATAATGGAACAACAAAGGGGCACTGAAATTACCATAGATTGGCAAGATGATAGTAGCACAGTACATAGCGCCAGCGAGATATGGACTATGATCTTTGATAGCAATCAACCATGGATGTTGACTGCCAATGGTACTATTGTTACATATGAACGCAAAGGTGTAGTCCCGGGATTATTAGAGCGTTGGTATGCTGAACGCAAAGAATTACAAGCTAATAAAAAATCAGCCAAAGATAAAAAAGAAGAAGCATTTTGGGATAAACGGCAATTAGTTAAAAAAATTAATTTGAATAGTTTATACGGCGCTATTTTAAATCCACATTGTCGTTTTTTTGATAAACGCATTGGGCAGTCAACCACACTAACAGGTCGTAGTATTGCTAAACATATGGCAGGCTATATTAACGAATGTGTATTTGGGGTTAAAGACCATTTGGGTGATGCTATTATCTACGGAGATACCGATTCTTGTTATTTCACTGCTTGGCCTGCTATTAAAGACGAAGTAGTAGCAGGAAATATGGAGTGGAGTAAAGAAACTTGTATTCAACTTTATGATAGTATTGCAGACCAAGTTAATGATTCGTTTCCAGCATTTATGGAACAAGCATTTCATTGCCCAAGAGAAGCTGGGGAACTTATCAAAGCAGGCCGCGAACTTGTAGCATCTAATAGTTTGTTTATTACCAAGAAACGATATGCTGTATTGATTTATGACTTAGAAAATAAACGACTTGATGTCGACGGTAGTCCAGGCAAGATTAAGGCAATGGGATTAGACTTAAAACGTTCAGATACTCCTAAAGTTATTCAAGACTTTTTAAGTGAAATATTGCAAAAAGTATTGACCGGCACCAATCGCGAAGAGATTGTGGAGCGTATTCGCGAATTTAAATATTCGTTTGCTGAAAGACCAGCATGGGAAAAAGGTACTCCCAAACGAGTTAATAATTTAACCAAATATGGTGCGGCCGAAGAACGCGAAGGTAAAGCAAATATGCCAGGACATGTTCGTGCGGCACTTAATTGGAATAATATGCGCCGAATGAATGGCGACAATTACTCTATCGCTATAGTTGACGGCATGAAAACTATTGTGTGTAAATTAAAACCTAATCCATTAGGGTGGACAAGTATTGGTTACCCCACGGACGAGCAACGATTACCGGATTGGTTTAAAGAATTACCATTTGACGATGCTTTAATGGAATCAACTATCGTAGATCAAAAGATCGATAATCTGTTAAGTGTTTTGGAGTGGGATTTGGCTGCAGCCACTAATACAGAAAATACCTTCCAGTCATTGTTTGAATTTTGAATGGAAGAAAAAGTTTCAAAATCGTTGTAAAACCTAAATAAACCTGTTATACTAATAACATTACTTAAAGGAAATAAAATGCGTGATCATCTATTAGACTTAGTTTCTCATACTTTTGACTTGGGCAGTATCGAACAAGTTCGTGTAGTTGGAACTGATACCGAAACAAAAATCTTTGGCAAAGCAGAGGATAATTCAATTGTTGTAGAAGGCACAACTATCAATCCAGTAGCCGAATTTATTGGCACATTTGGTATGCCTAACTTGGCTAAACTTAAAATTCTTCTAAACTTACAGGAGTATAAAGAATCTGCTACTTTGGCTATAAATCGCAGGGCAGATAATGCGCCAGATCAATTAAACTTTGTAAACAAAGCAGGTGACTTCAAAAATTCATATCGTTTTATGGCCGCCGAAGTTGCTAATGAAAAAATTAAAACTGTTAAATTCAAAGGTGTAAAATGGAACATTGAATTTGAACCAAGCGCAGCTGCTATTCAGCGTTTAAAGATGCAAGCTACCGCCAATAGCGAAGAAAATAATTTCCAAGTTAAAGTAGAAAACGGCGACTTAAAGTTCTTCTTCGGTGATCACTCTACACACGCTGGTAATTTTGTATTTGAACCAGGTGTGAAAGGCACACTTAATCGTTCGTGGAGTTGGCCAGTTAAAGCTGTTATTGGTATTCTTGATTTGTATGGCGACAAAGTTATGCGTATCAGTGATGAAGGTGCGGCACAAATTGTTGTCGACACAGGCCTTGCTGTTTATTCCTATATTCTCCCAGCACAATCTAAATAATAGATGAGTCAAGATAATCTCACAGCCAAACAATCTGATTATGCTATCTTTTTGCCAGCATTGTCGGGATTCTACGGCACCTATATAGGCAAACAACGAGGTGGTCCTTATGTTCCACAATCGCGTATGCCTACTAACATCCAAGATATGGAAATGCTTAACTGGCTTAATAGTCAAAAAGGTTTGTTTACATACAAATGGTCGTTATATTCAGCAGGACACGCTAATTTAGATTTAACAAAGCAAGATTGGAATGAAGATATGATCCGCAATCGCGATCGCACTAATACTTTTATCTTAGGCGACTCGGGTGGATTCCAGATTGGTAAAGGTGTATGGGAAGGCGAGTGGCGCGATCCTAACGGACCAGAAGTAAAAGCTAAAATGGCAGAAGCTATGGCTAAAGGTATTGAACACGTTCCAGCATTAAAACCAGACGGCACTCCTAAGCATGATAAAAATGGTAATATAAAATATACTAAAATTGATCATGTAAAAGAATATCAAGCGAAGTTAAATGCGGCACAAAAAAAGCGTGAAGCAGTTCTTGCTTGGATGGACGGTATTATGGATTATGGTATGGTACTTGATATCCCGGCTTGGGTTGAGCGTAGTCCAGCAGGTCGCAAAGCAACTGGTATCGAATCTTATCAGCAAGCAGTCGAAGCTACAAAATATAATAACGAATATTTTATTAAACATCGCAATGGCAACTGTAAGTTCTTAAATGTTTTACAAGGTGAGAATCACGCACAAGCAGAAGACTGGTACCAACAAATGAAGGACTTCTGTGATCCAAACATTTATGGCAACAAAGCATTTAATGGCTGGGCCATGGGTGGGCAGAATATGTGTGATGTAGATTTAGTATTACGAAGATTAGTAGCTCTAAAGTTTGACGGATTGTTACAAGAAGGCAAACAGGATTGGATGCACTTCTTAGGCACAAGTAAATTAGAGTGGGCACTATTATTAACAGATATTCAAAGAGCTGTACGGAAATATGTAAATCCTAGTTTTACAATTAGTTTTGACTGTGCGAGCCCATTCTTAGCTACTGCTAACGGACAGGTATATCATCAAATTGATATTAAGGATCGGGATAAATGGTGTTATCGTATGAGTGCTATTGTCGACGATAAAAAATATGCTCGAGATACACGCAAATTTAGTGATGCTGTACTACAAGATGGATTGATTCATCACTTTGATGATAGCCCAGTAAGTAATAACTTGGAAATTAAAGATATTTGTGTCTATGCTCCAGGCGACCTAAATAAAATAGGTAAAGAAGGTAAAACATCGTGGGATTCATTCTCTTACGCATTATTAATGAGTCATAATGTTTGGTTACATTTAGAATCTGTTCAAAAAGCTAACCGCGAATATGATAGTGGGAAATGCCCAGGTATGTTAGTCGATGAAAGATTTGATACTGTTTACTTTAAAGATGTAGTAGAAGCTATATTTGCTGCTCCAGATAAAGAAACTGCTATTGCTATTATTGATATGTACGATAAATTTTGGCAAAGTATTATTGGTACTCGCGGTGCTACTGGTAAGAAAACTGTTAACGCAAGTACTATGTTTAATAGCTTGTTTGAAGCAGAAGAAGAGGAACATCCTGTCGATGATTCTGGATTAGACGAAACCAAATTGGATCAATTAGAAAACGAAGTATGAAAAGTCTTATAGTAGGCATGGGCATTGGTAACTTATATAAAGATGTACTTACCAAACTCGGTCACGATATTGTTACAGTCGACATGGATCCAGCTAAACACGCCGACTATACAGATATAGTAACCGCTTTAGTCGAACATCCATGTTTTAATACCGCACATATTTGTACGCCAAACTTTACACATGAAACTGTTGCTCGCCAAATAGCCGAGCATTGCCGTATTGTTTTTATTGAAAAGCCCGGGGTCGAATCAGAATTGGCTTGGTTTAAATTAACTCAAAACTATCCCAATACACGTTTTATGATGGTTAAGAATAATATGTGGCGTAATAATATTGCTGAATTAACGGCTTCGGCTAGTATAGCCAAAATAGTTAACATCCGCTGGATTAGACGAAATTGTATTCCGCATCCGGGTTCCTGGTTTACTACACGCAAGTTAGCCTATGGTGGTGTTAGTCGTGATTTAATGCCCCATTTATTAAGTTTATATATTGCCATGAATCCCGACTGGGAACAAGAGCCAATAACTAGTAAATCAGCAATATCATTTTGGCAATTAAAAGATATTGATAGTACAGAGTACGGAATAGTAAATTATCAAGGTACATATGATGTAGATGACCAATGCCATATTGATTTTGGCGATAAATGGGCTTGTCTAGCCGATTGGCGTAGTATGAATCAAGAAGATAGTTCTATCGAATTTATCTTCCAAGATAAAAGTTTATTAAGATTTGAATTGGGATGGTGCCCAGAAGAAGCATATCATAACATGATTGTTGATGCTATTAAAAATATCGATGATACAAATTTTTGGAATAATCAAATTAAACAGGATCTTTGGATTCACAAACAAATAGAGTCTTTATGAGAACACGAATTTTATATACAGATGGCATGGGTAAATTTGTAGAAACAGGATGGGTTAAACCAGAAATTATAGATGATGAAATTGAAGTCAAAACAATATTGACAGGAGTTTGTCGCTCTGACATTGATATGATGATGGGTAATTTTGGACCATTACCTATTGAAATGAGTGGGCATGAAGGGATAGGTCAAGTTACACGAGTAGGAAAAAATATTGTTGATGTGAAAATAGGCGATTATGTAGCTACTAGGGGCGAACCAGCATACGCAGATTATTATAATGTCAAACAAAAAGAATTTGTTCGTATCCCCAATCCTGATCCCAAATACATAATAGAACCTGTAGCATGTGGTATTAATTTGATTAGACAAGCACAGCAAGAAATTGATAAGAGACCTGGAAACATATTAATTTTAGGAAGTGGATTTTTAGCATATGTCGCATATAGAACTTTATTACTTGACAAAGTAAACAACAGTATTGATGTAGTTGGAAATAGCAATCGAGATATATGGGACAATACTTTACAACAAACTATTCCAAATAAAAAATATGATATTGTTATTGATTTAAATAGCAGCACAGATGTATTTGATAAAGATATATTAAACAATCAAGCCCTTATAGTTTTTGGCGCTCAAAAGAAAGTAACTACAGATTTTGCTAATTTACTTTGGAAAGCCTGTACAATGGTATTCCCAAGCCCCCGAAATCCAGAATTTATATATTGTATGAAAAAAGCTGTATATTGGATCGAGTCTGGACATCTTAATGTTGACAAATTCTGGTCTAAGTGTTATAATCGTAATACAGATTGGCAACAAGCGTTTGCGGATGGTAAGGACCGTCCAAACGGTTATAGTAGGGGTTACATCAAATGGGACTAAACACTAAAGAACGACAAGGTGTCGTTTATTTTACAGGGTACGAAGTCGAACATACTATTTGTCACGGTATGTTTACATTGTTTGTTGTAGGTACACCTCCCATCAAAGAAATTCTTAAAAAAGCTAAAGAAGCTAATGTAAAACATATCTATTTTGGCACTAGTCAAAGTTTCAATCCCGAAGCTATTACAACTGAAGAATACAAACCTTGGGATGATGTAATTATAGGTTGTCTAAAAAAAGACTACTGGGTTACTTTAGACTTTGGTGTTGAACACATTGAAGGTGTATTAGAATCTGCTTATAATGAGTATCCTCGCTTTGTCCCTATGATTAGTGTCAAGCTACCTTACATTAATCAACTCAACTATAACGCCACACTTAAACTGGATGACCGAACTTGGGGTGCTACAAATCCAGGTGTGTGGACGCACCAACTCAACGAATTAATGACTAAAGACAAATATACCCACTGGGATCAATATACCCAAGATGAGGAAATTAAATAATGGAACAGCAAAGACAACAAGCATTGGCAGAGCAAGCTAATCGTATTATGGAAAAAGCAGAGCGTAAAATTTGGGTTACTTTTCGCAAAGAAGGAATTCATAAATATCCAGCAGCGGCCACAGATCCTAACTTGTGTACCGCAGGAGAGTATGATGTATCGTTTCTTGCTAGTCCTCATAGGCACATTTTTCATTTCCGGGTGTGGATCGATGTGTTCCACAATGACCGGGACATCGAGTTCATCCAGTTCAAACGATGGCTCGAGTCGCTGTATAG